CAAGGGAAACTAAAAAAACAATTCAACACATAGCGAAGGACGGAAAAAAGCACGTTTTTAGTAAACGCTTATTTTCTGAATTTTCAGATAAGTAAAAACAAACCACCTCACTCGCTCCGCTTCCTTCTGGTCGCGGAGCTTTTGAGGTATAAAACAAACGAAGATGAAGAAAATCAGAACAGATCTTACGATTGAAGAATACCACCAACTTCCAGATATTTCAGCCTCGACGCTGAAAAAAGCTGCTCACTCAGAGCTTTCACTAAAGCACTACATGAGTACAAAAATGAAGGAAGAGCACATTCCTCACCTCGACTTCGGAAACGCTTTCGAGCTCGCTCTAATGGATGAAGCAAACGGAACGAAAGACTTTGATAAGAAAGTCAAAGTGATGCCAACAGATGATTGGATCAAAGAAGCTCTCGAGTCAAATCCAAAGCTCCTATCTCCAACAGCATCGAAAGTCTTCAAAGAAGCAAAGCAAGAATGGTTCGACAAACTTCCAAAAAATTGCTACGTCATAAGCGATACAGGAAAAGAATCAATGGAGTCAATTAACGGAATGATTGCTCAACTCAAGAAAGATCCTACCGTCTGGGCTCTGCTCGGAGCTACGACATATCAAGTGAGCTGCTTCTGGAAAGATGAAGAAACAGGATTGAATCTAAAGTCTCGACCAGACGTTGCGAAAGCGAACAAGAATGTTCAGCTCGACATCAAAACAACGAGAGACGCTTCTCCTCATGCATTTGCAAAACAAGCGACTCAACTGCTTTATCCAATCCAAGCAATCATGCAAATCGATGGAGCAATCAAGTCTGGACTTATGGAGTCAGTTGACAAATACTACTGGCTTGCAGTTGAAAAAGAAGCTCCCTACAATTACGCTCTCTACTACTTCACTGATGTAGATCGCTCGATTGTAGATAAGAGATACAGAGAGCTACTCAAGAAAGCAGCGAAAGCTTTATCAAGTGAAAATCCAAAGTCATACGGAGCGGAAGCCGCTAATGAATTTGGAATCTTAAATTTCAATCTTCCGAATTATTTCTAAAACAAAAAACGATGGCAAAAATGCTAGGACTCAAAGTAGATTTGAGTAAGTTGGAGTCAGCTCCATACATCACAAAAAAAGGGATGAAGTGCATCATGATTCCTCTCGAACAGACTGGAATCTTCGAAGGCAAAAAAGGGATTTATCTCGACCTCACAGTTGCGGTCAATGATGAAGTAAACGACTACGATCAGGACTGCTCTGCTTGGATAGCTCAGTCAAAAGAAAATAGAGAAGCTGGAATGGATAAAAACTACATCGGAAACGGAAAAGTTTTCTGGACTGATGAAGAAGGAGGACTTCCAGCAAAAGCCGAGAAAGCCGCTGAAGAGAAGCCTGAGAAAAAGGCAGCAGCGAAAGAAGAATTTGAAGAAGACGATCTCCCATTTTAGAAGAACAACATGAGTCAAATTTCATTTTTCAAGTCACTGCCAGAGAAAGGGCAAGCACACAAGCCGACAAAGTCAATCACTATCGATGAGCTCTTCGAGGCTATCAAAAAAGGAAAATGGAAAGCGGCTCAGGATAGAGTAAGAGCAGCGAAATCAAAAGACGAGCAATCGAGAGAGAAAAAGAAGGTTCCAGCAGTAACAATGTCTGGAGCCTTCTCTCATTCTCGTAAAGAAGACAACCTGATTGCTCACTCAGGATTCATAGCTCTCGACTTTGATCACATCACGGAGATGGATCACCTTATGGGAGATCCTTACACCTATGCCTACTTCAGCTCGATAAGCGGTCAAGGTAGAGTTGTAGTTGTAAAAATCGATGGAAGTAAACACAAAGAGTCATTTAGATGGCTTCAGAACTACTATTTTGAGAAATACGGACTAACACTAGACCCAGCACCATCGAACGTTGCTTCGCTTAGATTTGTGTGCTCTGATGAGAATATCTTCGTCAATAAACGCTCGAAGAAATCAAAGACTAAAGCTCTAAAGCGAGAGAAACCGAAATCGCTGCCGATAGTACTGCCTCAAGATACAGTCGGAGAGATGATCAAAGAAGCAGTCCAGCTTGGAATCAACATAGCTCCAGACTATCAATCTTATTTGAAGCTTGGCTTCGCTATCGCTAACGGATTCGGAGACGCTGGAGAAGATCTCTTTCACGCTCTTAGTTCTACCTCAGAGAAATACAACTCACAGGAAGCTTCAAAGCAATGGAAGCACTGCCTGCGAGGAGCTCACGCCTCAGGTGTTACAGTAGGAAGTCTCTACTGGATGCTCGGCCAAGTAGGAATCCACCCACCAAAAGAAAACAAGAACAGAGCCGTCAAAGTAGCAGCTCTAGCAAAATCTTCAGGTCGAACAAAAGAAGGAGCAATTCAGCAGCTTGTAGAACTAGAAGGAATCCAAGACGTTCAAGCGAGAAACCTAGTCAACGAAGTCTTCTCGAGAGATGACATCAACTTGAAGCTCATGTCGAACGATCCAGAGCAGTTGATTGAGAATCTACTAGAATGGATTCAGACGAACCACAAACTGAAGAAGAACCTTATCACTGGAATGATTGAAGAAGATGGTTTGAACTTAGATAGAGATGAATTGAATACAATATTCATCAGAGCAAAGTCTTCGTTTAACTCCACATCTGTCACCTATGACTTGATTGAGAGAGTCATCTTCTCGAAGTACACCCCGAGGTATAACCCGCTGAAAAACTTCATAGAAACACTACGACCACGCTGCACGACTTCTGGAAACATCGACGCGATCATCAAAACGATAAACACCTCGACTCCAGGAGCTTCGACTTTTATTCGAAAATGGATGCTCTCACTTCCAGCAGCTATCGACGGCCATCCAGTGCGCTCAGTTCTAGCTCTCACAGGTGGACAGAACACAGGAAAGACTGAATGGTTTAGACGCTTACTGCCTCCGAAGATCAAAAAATACTACGCAGAATCCAAACTAGACTCCGGAAAAGACGATGAGCTGCTCATGTGCCAGAAGCTGATAGTCATGGATGATGAAATGGGAGGCAAGTCAAAGCAAGACGAAAAACGCTTCAAAGAACTAACTTCGAAGCAAGTCTTCTCTCTTCGAGCTCCTTACGCTAGAGCAAACGAAGACTTCAACAGGCTCGCTCTACTTTGTGGAACTTCAAATGACCCTGAAATTGTAAACGACCCGACCGGAAACACGAGAATCCTTCCGATAGAAGTTGACTTCATAAATCACTCAGCATACAACGAAATTGACAAAGAAGAACTCTTCATGGAATGCGTCAGACTCTACGAAGAGGGCCACGAATGGCAGCTATCGAGAGAAGAACTTCACTCACTCGCTGACGTTTCTACCCACTTCGAGCCGATCGCTTTTGAGCAAGAACTGATCAAAAAGTTCTTCAAAAAACCGGACGGAGGAGAAGAAACACTCGCTTCTTGGTTCACGGCAACCGAAATAAAAGACACGATTGAGACGAAAACAAGACAGAGAATCATGTCAATGAAACGATTCGGAGGAGAACTTCGACGGCTTTTTGGAGAGCCAGAAATGAAATCTATCAACAATATCAAAGGCCGACGTTACTATGTGTTACCCCTCGAAGGTAGCGAAAGCCCTGATAATGAGGCACTTCCGTTTTAGGGTAACAGAAGTAACAGATAAATCCAACGAATAGTAATGATAAAAAATCATGTCATCTAAACACTATGTATAAGTCATTCCATATTAGTCTATCAATAATAGTTACCTGTTACTATTTTATAAATTTACTAGTGATAGAAAGCCTTTCGAGGGTAACAGATAGAATTTTTGAAGTGTTACTCTTCTGCTACTTGTTACTATGATCGAATTAAGGGAATATCAAAAGAGTACAATAGAAACTCTTAAAAAGGGCTTTTCGATGTCTCATCGTCGTCAAGTGCTTTGCCTGCCTACTGGAGCGGGCAAAACAGTCATCTTCTCTGAGATGGTTCGAAGAGCTACGATGAAAGGAACTCGCTGTCTTGTAGTGACTGATAGAATTGAGTTGTTTGATCAGACTTTTCATGCTCTTGGAAGAATTGGAAATGAGCCTGAGATGATTCGAGCAGAGTCGAAAAATGTTGATGTTGATGCGCTGCTTCACGTCGCTATGGTGGAGACGCTGTCGAGAAGAAAGAAGCTGATCTCTGAGTTGAAGCCTGATTTGATTGTGATCGATGAGGCTCATAAGGGAAACTTTACGAAGATCATTGAAGCGTTTCCTGATGCTTATGTGATAGGAGCGACAGCAACTCCAGTAGGAAAACACTTCTTTGAGTACTATACGAACATCGTCCAGCCGATTGATATTCCGGATCTTCAGCAGCTAGGCTTCTTGAGCCAGGTTCGAGCGTATCAGATGCAGGATAAGTTCGATGATCTGAAGACCAGCAGAGGAGATTTCACAGATGAGAGCTTGTTGCTTCACTTCGATAGAACAAACATCTATGCTGGCATGATAGAGAAATGGAAAGAGAAGAGCTTCGGAAGAAAGACGCTTGTCTTCAATTGCAACATCGAACACGCTGAGAAGACTCATCAGAAGTTTCTTGAAGCTGGAATCAACTCGGCAGTCATAACCTCAAACACTGAAAAGTATGAACGAAAGCGAATTTTGGAAGCGTATCGGAGTGGCGGCATTGCTGTTCTTAATAATTGCGGTATTCTCACTACTGGCTTTGATGATCCTACCATCGAGACAATAGTGATGAATCGAGCAACGAAGTCTCTGCCTCTATGGCTTCAGTGCTGCGGTCGAGGATCTCGAATCTCAGAAGGAAAGGAAGACTTCATGATCTTAGACTTTGGAGGCAATCATGATCGACATGGACTTTGGAACGAGCCTAGAGAATGGAAGCTCGAGAAGCCGAAGCGAAAGCGAGCTGCTGAGATGGCGGCTCCGGTGAAAGAGTGCAAATCTTGCGGAGCTATGATGCTGCTCTCTGATCGTGAGTGTCCTATCTGCGGTCATGTGCACGAGGTCGAGAAGTATGAGAAGAAAGGAGTTCTCGTCGAAGTAGGCATGAAGACAGAGCTAAAAGGTCGAAGACTTTCTTCGCTATCTATCGAGGAGCTTATACATTTGCAGCGAGTCAAGAGATTGAAAGCGGCTCTTGTTTGGCGTGTGATGCGATCACGAGGAGAGCAAGAGCTAAAAGAATACGGCTTCAAAATGCAGTACTCTCAAGGCTGGCTTTGGAGACAGAAAAAGGAAATCAATAATTCTAAATTTGTAGACTATGAAATTTAATATTAAAAAATGGAGCGGCATGAAGATATTTAGCTCTCTCCTTTACATCACAGCATGGAGTCTTGGCTTCTTCTTCTTTAGCTGGAAGCTCGTTCTCGTTCTCTTTCTCATAGCTTGGGCTACTAATCTCGAGAGGTCAGCGAATAAGTTTGAAGAATAAAGTTCTCTTTTGTTGTTGTAGTATAATATATTATACTTATATTTGATTATTCAAACGAACAAACACAACGAAAGATGAAAACGAAAGCACTACTCAACAACTTGATCAACTCTTACTCAGCATTAGAAACTAAGCAAGAGAACGGAACTATCACAATGGATGAAGCTGCGAGAATGGATGACATCAAGAACGTCATCGAGAAATTAATGAGCCTATAAAACGAAGAAGATGAATCACAAATTCAAAGAAGGAGACATCGTCACATTTACCGACAACGGTGGTGACAGATACACAGGAAAGATAATTTCGAAAGGAGAAGAGCAAGGTCTTCCGGTTTACGATCTCGACATCGGCCATTGGTGCTACGAAGATCAAATCAAAGAAGCTCAAGAGTTTATCAAGGTTGATCACATTGTTTGCAAGCAGCTCACGAAGGGAAGCGAAAATCAGTGCAAGGAGAGTGCCTACAACATCTGCATTGACCAGAAGGTTGATGTGAAGCTCGTTCTCTTGAACGGGAAGACAATGATTTTCGACTACGAAATTCTAAGCGATGCGAAACTTTAGTCATGAAAAGAATCACTATTCCAGCTTATGAGCTGACGAAGATCACGAGAGACGGATCTGAGAAATGCAAATTGATTTCCTACAACAGATGGGAAGGAACTTACACAGTCAAGTTCAAGAAAGGCGGATTAATGAATTACTTCCCTCAAGAGCTTCGAGCAGTCTTCGGAGTAGAATTAACAGAAAAAGAAAGAGAATTGTTGCTTTAGTAGAAAATTTTATACTATATTTACATCATCAAACAAACGAAGATGAAATTCACAAAGCAAACATCATACGATCCAGGTTACGGGTATCAAAGCGAATATGTCTTTGAAGAGTGGTCTATCTCAAAGTATTCAAGTCGAGAATGGGATATATCAAGACGAGGGTGTTATGTTGTAACAGTAGGCAGCCTCACAATAGCGAAGAACTATGTTGAGGGTGTTATCAAAATGGAAAACAAACAAAGATGAAAACAACGAAATTCGAATACAAGGGAATAAGCTACGAACTTCAATACTCGCTCGATCACGACGAGATTGAAATCATGGTTGATGGCAAAGATTTGCTTTATGAAGATGAGGATCTTTTCCTTGAAATCTTCTCAGCGAGTGAGCACCACATCATTGAGCAGCAAGAGTTGGTCAAGGATAATATGAGGCGAGAATACTACGAGAGTCAGCTTCAAGAAGACTATTTGAACTACAAACTTGATCACGGCTACTAATCCCTAACACCAAAGACGATGAGTAAAGAAGCAACAGAGTTTTTCAGAAAAGAAAGATTAGCCCTTGAACAAGAAGCCAAAAGGGTGAAGGAGCAGAACAAAGCCCTCGAAAAGCAAGTGGAGGGGTTGAGTAGTAAAGTCATAAGGGTGAGAGATTACGCAACACATCGAAAGGAGTATTCCTCAAATATGAGGGCAATATTAGAACTACTAAAAGAAAAGGAATGAACGAGAAGAAATATTTTAAAGCAAAGATGAGCTTTAAGGATTCGAAAGCTACTCAGCACACGATTGAAGTAGTGCACAACTTAGGCGAAGGCGATGACATTCACAGAGCTTTGAAGCTTTGGCTCACTCAAACAGAAGACTACTCTGTCGGAGATTTCTGCGAGTTTGTGATCAGTAAGTCACCGGAAGAATTTATTTGTCTAACGATTCCAGAATGGGATTACTTAATCAAACAAGAATGAGCGAGAACAAACTTCAAGCCGAGTGCTATCAATGGGCTTACAACACCTTTCCAGAAGTGAGAGGGCTGCTCTATCACAACTTCAACAATCCTAAGAACGCTATTCAAGGCGCACAGTTGAAAGCTGTCGGACTTGTCAAAGGAGTTGCTGATCTCACATTTCTCTGGCAAGGTCAAGCGTATTTCTTCGAGCTAAAAACGGAGACAGGAAAGCAGTCAAAGGATCAATTTGAGTGGCAGATGAAAGTGGGCGGGCATGGATTTCCTTATCTCATTGTTAGACGCTTTGAGCATTTCAAGCAGTTGTTTGAAGAAATCATCTACCATGGAAATTGAAGAAGAGAAAGCTCCAGTGATAAGAGCTTACAGCTACAACACTGCGACTGAGAATAGAAGAGCCAGGAGAAGCATTCGAAAGGAAGAGAGATACTATCTGACGAAATACACTGAGCTGACAACTGGATTCTTGAAGATGATATTCGATGAAAAGAGTCGGCTCTCTTATGATATCCTCTATCAGAATTTCCTTGACTTACATGAAGAGCTTGTCGCTCATTGTGTTGTGGTGAAGAAATTCAGGTGGCTAAAATTCAATCCTGATTTTGTTCCGGCTGTTTTCAAGCCAATCGAAAAAAAGTAGTCATAGTATGAAGCTCACGAAAGAACAAGAAGAGATGGTGATCAGCTTAGAGCCTTTCACTCTCTCGAACGGAGATACTTACAAAGTTTGGGGAACAATCGGCTCTCCTCATATGCATCAAGTAGCAAACCTCAACACAGGAGAATCAAGAGAAGTTTCTCACAAGGTTGTCAAGAAATGGCAGCGAGAAGCTATCAAATAAAATATTAGTATTTTTGTTGAGTGAACAATGCTCTCTCAGATAAACTAGCAAAAGAATTTCCTGAAGCACTTGCGCAGAACTCAGGCAACATCAAGAAGACTTGCAAGCAACTCGGAGCTTCTCGGAATTGGTATTACAGAAAGTACAACAACGAAGAAGATACGAGCTTCAAAGAGAAGATCGACGAAGTAATCAACACAACTGTTGAAGAACATCTCGACGAAGCAGAAGAGCAGCTTATCAAGTTAGTTCGCAAAGGAAATCTTGGTGCAGTGATTTTTCTACTCAAGACGCGAGGTCAGAAAAGAGGCTACATCGAAACTCAGAACAGAACTCACAGTCTACCTCCTGGAGTCATTCAATTTAATTCAATCGGAGAAGCTCCAGAAGTTCATGCCAACACCATTTCTGACCAGTAAGCTGTTCGACTTGAACATTCAGATTCCAGAAGGAATCGATTTGACTATCAACCAAGGTGGCACTTCGTCTGGAAAGACTTATTGCATCATGCAGGCTCTTTTTATAGTCGGCTACATGAATCCTGGTTCTGTTATCACTGTCATAGGTCAAGACATACCAAACTTAAAAGCTGGAGCAATTAGAGATGCTCAATCGATATTTGAGTCGAGTGAGTTCTGCCATCAGATCATATCTCACTACAATAAGAGCGATAGGATTTATCATTTCTTAAATGGATCAATCATTGAGTTCAAGTCCTACGAGAATGAGCAGGACGCAAAATCTGGGAAGCGTGATTTTAGTTTCTTTAATGAGGTGAATGGTATTGATTACGAGGTTTTTGAAGCAATCTATTCACGTACCAAAGTTCATACTTGGGTTGACTTCAATCCTTCGTCTACTTTCTGGCTCACGGATAGAAGGTTTGAATCTCGTGTGGGCGTTAGAACAATCAAGTCAACGTATGAACACAATCCGTTTCTTGATGAATCGCTTGTCAAAAAGATTCGAGCTTACGAGCCTACTCCGGAGAATATAGAAGCTGGAACTGCAAACGAATATCGCTGGAAGGTTTACGGTCTTGGTGAATACGCTCCACTAGAAGGTGCTATCTTTAACAGATGGAAGAGAGGAACTTTTGATGAGTCTCTGCCTTATGGCTTTGGATTGGACTGGGGTACACGAGACCCTTTTGCATTGATGAAAGTAGCAATCGACTCAAAGAAGCGAATCATTTACGTCAAACAGATATGCTATCAAGAAGGACTTGCAATGTCTAATATCAAAAAGATAATGGCTCGAAATGTCACTGATGAGTTGGTTGTAGCTGATTCAGCAGATCTTAGAGGACGTATTGATTTAATGGAAGACGGCTACAATATTTTTCCAGCTCACAAGCAAGGAATTGGTGGCATTGTTTCTCGGATTCGTGCAATCATGGACTACCTCATCATCATTGAAGACTCCCCTGATTTAGAGCGTGAGTTGATCAATTACGTTTGGATTGATAAGCGTGGAGAAATACCGATTGACAAGTTCAATCATGCTCTCGATGCGATTGCTTATTATTTTACACATATTCGTTTACAAGGAAATACTTAATTTTGCAACATGGCCTCATCATTTAGAAGCTTCCTTCGAGGACTTCGACACCCGTCTAAGCAGTTTCAATCATTTTTCTACGAGATCGGGAAGCCGTTTGAATTCAATCGAGTCTCGAACAGCGAAGCAATCAATCAAGGCTTTCTTTCAAATTCAGAATTTTTCTCGATAGTCGATAAGATTGCAAAAGATTGTTCTGCTGTTCCTATTCAAGTTCTGCGAAACGATGAAGAAATTGAAGAAGGTGAATTGTATCAAGCTATTAACTTTCCAAACTCTGAGCAGAGCAGACAACAACTTTGGTATGAGATTTTTGTCTACTTGCTTTCGACTGGAGATTCTTTTATCTGGAGAGAAAAAGAATCGCTTGGATTTGTTTCCACTTCGATGAAGACTCTTCCTTGCCAGAATGTGGAAGTTGTTAAAAGCAAAGAGGACTCAATCCTTGCTACAGTAGAGAAATACAAATTTGAATACGGACAAGAAAGAGTCGACATTCTTCCAGAGGAGATGATTCACTTGAGATACTTTGATCCAAGTTCAATAGGAAGAGCATTGAATGACGGCTTGTCTCCTATGCAAGCTGGAGCTGCTGTCTTGCTTGCTTCGAATAATCTTCAGATTGCAGAAGCTTCAATCTTCGAGAATCGAGGTACAAGCGCAATCATCTCAGCTGGAAAAGCTGAGATTCCTATGATGCCAAAAGACCAGAAGAATCTTGACAAAGGTTTGAATAATCGAATGGGAGGGGCGCACAGGACAAACAGTGTTATCACAACCAGCGGTGATATTAAAGTCCATCAGCTTGGAATGTCTTCTTCTGATATGAAGCTCCTTGAAAGCAAGATGGAACACCTTCGTCAGATTTGTAGATTGTTTGGAACTCCATCAATTCTTTACGGAGATCCTAAAGCAAGCACCTACAACAACATGAAAGAAGCTATGAAAGCTCACTACTCTGGAGCTGTTCTCCCCAATGTTGAGCTTCTTTTGAGTACACTCAACAGAACTCTTGTTCGAGAAATCAATGAAAGAAGCACAGCAACTTTCAGCTTGAAGATTAACAAGAAAGAAATCGAAGCTTTGAATCCATCTCAAGAAGAGATGCACGAACAAATCCGTCAAGACGTACAAAAGAGAATCTTGACTCCGAATGAAGCTCGTGAAATGATTTACAATCTTGAAGAAATTGAAGGAGGAGATCAGTTGAATCCAGTCAAAATATCAAATTCGAATACCGATGGAAATTAAGAAAACAGAAAACCAATACAAAGAGAAGACTCTTTCAGCTGCTCTAGGTATGGAGTTGAAAGCTGAAGGCGATAGCCGTTCGGTGAAAGGATATTTCTCTGCCTTCAACGTGATCGATTCAGATGGAGACATGATCATGCCTGGAGCTTTTTCCAAATCTATCAATGATCGTGGCCCGCTAAGTTCTGGAAATCGAAAGATTGCTCATCTTGCTTTTCACGATACCCGCAGACCAGTTGGAACGATTACAGAGCTGAAAGAAGATGAGAAAGGCTTGTACTTCGAATCAACTATCGGAACTCACACAGAAGGCGAAAACGCTTGGAAAATGTATAAAGAAGGCGTAATTCGAGAGCACTCGATTGGATTTCGCTACTTGTGGGACAAAGCGGAGTTCGTTTCAGTAGAAGAAGAAAAGATCGACGCTCTTCTTGCTGCTTATCCTGGCAGTGATGTTGAAGCAGTCAAAACTCATGGAGGCTACTACAAACTGAATGAGGTGAAACTCTATGAAGGTTCTTTTGTAACCTTCGGAGCGAATCCAGAGACTCCAAACGAAACAAAATCTGAAGAGGAAATCAAGCAACTTTTAGAAGAGCTTGAAGAGAAATCAAACCTCTTTTTATCAGATTTGAAAAAAATAACTAGCGCAGATCCTGTGAAAGAACAAGAATTTTTGCAACTTTTGCACAGTTATAAGTCACTTGCACTTCAAAAGCCGTCTGTAAAAGACACTCGAAAAGAGGAAGCCGACGAACCGAAATCAACATTTTTATCATTCATTAAATAATTTTTTCAATCGTGAAAAAGAAATTCGAAACTTTCCTAACGGAAAAAGGAATCACTTCTGAGGAGTTCGGTAAAAAGTCGGCTGACGAACAGTCTGAACTTTGGGCTGACTTCATCGAAGTGCAAATCAAAGCTCAAACCGAGCTTGTAGAAAAAAAAGCCTCAAAAGAGGAGATTGCAGAACTCATCCGTGAAAAAGATGAAGCTCGTGCTGAAGAGATGAAAGCCATCAAATCAGCAATGAAGGAGCAAGGTGAAGCAATGAGGTCAATGAGCTTGAAGCTAGTTTCTTCAGAAGGTTCATCAAAAAGCCCAATCGAAGTTGCTATCAATGAGAAAGCAGAATCTTTCAAGAAAGAGATTGGCGAGAAGCGTGGAAGCGTTGAGTTCAACATCAAAGCAAATGTTACTGCTGCGAGTGTTGTAAGCAGCACAGATGCTCTTCGACTCAACTCAATCGGTCAGCTTGGTCATGTGAAGCTTTCAGTCAAAGACGTATTTGGAACTGTTCCAGTAGGCTCAGAGTCTAATGGCGTTGTTCGATACTCTGACTGGACTGAAGGCTCTATCGTTCGAGCGGCTGCTGCCGTTGCTGAAGGAGCTGCATTTCCAGAATCAACTGCTGTCTGGACTGAGTATTCTTTGAGTCTTGCTAAGATTGGAGATACTATTCCAATCACTGAAGAAACTCTTTACGATCGAGGCCGTTTTGCTCGCGAGTTGAGCAACTTCTTGACTACCAACATCGCACTTGTAGAGAATACCACCTATGTAACAGCCTTGAAAGCTGCTGCTCCTGCTTTCACTCCACCTTCTGCTGGTATCAGCAATCCATCGAACTACGATCTTTTAGTTAAAATGCGTGAGATCATCATGCAGAGCTACGGATCGAAGTACAATCCGGATTTCGCTATCATGCACATTTCAGACATCACTGACATGGGCTTGACTAAAGATGCCAATGATAATTACGTTATGCCTCCATTCGTTGATGGAAACGGTAATGTTGTTATGGGTATGCGAGTCATTGAAGATGGTGATATGGCTGCCAATACTTGTGTGATTGGAGACTCTCGATATGGTAAGATTTACGAAATCGAAGGAACTACAATCGTCACTGGCTATGTTGGTGATGACTTCAAAGAGGACTTGATCACGTTGAAAGGAAAGCGAAGAGGTTCTTTGCTTATCCGTGAAGCTGACAAGACTGGTTTCTTGGAGTGCACTTCAATCTCTGCTGCTCTTGTAACTTTAGCAACATAAGATGGCGAAGCGAAATAAGCGAGTGATTCAATTCACCACGGATTTCGCAACACGAAAGAAGGATGAGAAATTGGAAGTGAGTTCATCGCTCGCTTCCAAACTTATCCATCGAGACAAAGTTGCGAAGTATGCTGATGAAGCTCCAAAGGAGGCTCCAAAAGCAAAAGCAAAGCCTAAAGCGAAAGCTGAAGGTGAGTAAATTAGATTCACAATTTGGTTAGAAAGGCTCGGGATTTTTTCTCGAGCTTTTTTTGTTTAATTTTGTTCCATGGCGCAAATACTATCAACGACAGACTTCTTGAATGGAGATCTAAAATTAGCACAAGATCAAAACACGAAAGCTGCCATCGCTTCAATACTTTCTGCAGA